GCCCAAAGCATCTTTGACCAACGCTTTCAGGAGGCTGGAGAAGTCAGGGCGGAAGATGAAGCGGTTAGGGCTGATGAAAGATTCAAGATTGCTGAAGCGAAAGAAAAGAGAGATAAAGAAAAGTATTTAAAGGATTTAAGGAAGGGTAGATTAGCAGACCTTGATAAGAGCAGAAATGAATTAAAGACCGACAGAGAAGACCTCCTTCTCAGGTGGGCCGCTGATAAATGGTGGGCTTTAAAACCGGAAGAAAGAACAGAAGCTAAGAAAGAAGAGATAGGTAGAGAGATGATTCGTATTGCTGAGAATACAGACTTCCAAGGGTTTGAAACTATTGCTGGTGAAAGAGTTCCCAAAACTGGTCGTGGAGATTTAACTACAACAGCGCCAGTGACTATTGATTTAGATGAAAAGCATCTCTTAGACACGTTCAGGAATGAGGCTAAAGTTGTCCTTAAAGATGAAGATAAAGAAGATGAGGATTTCGTAACTGTTCCTGCGCGTGAGTATTTTGATAAATATAAGGAAGGGTGGAATGTAGCAGCAGATGACTTCGATACCGCAAGGGATTACGCAGCGGAAATAGACGCAGCTATAACAGCCGACCCAAATATAGCGCCAGAGAATAAGCAGGCTGTTCTTGAAAAGGTTCTAAAGAATTTAGAATCTGTAGAGAAGGGTGTGGGTAGACCTACAGAGAAAACTCCACAGGCTGCTGTTGTAAGAGAGAAGCGCCTTGAAGATAGATTGTTCGAGAGAACTGAGAATATTAAGTCTGATATGGCTAACAGCACTAGAGTTTTCAATGAACTGATGGATCGTTATTCTCAGAACAATCCTTATCTTGCACAGATGACACTAGGTTTGAGAGAGGCGCAAGTCTTTGATCGCATGATTTCCATAATGAGTTACGGCCCAAACCCATTGTCTATGTCTATGGTAGATAAGTTCAGGAATGATGTTGCTGCTGCTGGTGATGATACGGCAACAGTAGAAACCCACCTAAGATGGTTTGCTGAAGCAAATCGTATACCAATAAGGATGGCAGAGTATATTCTTGATCCAGAAGAGTATAAGAAGCGCCAGTTTTAATGGCTGAAAATCCTTACGAACTAAGCGAGAAGGAGAGAAGGAGGCTTGCTGATGAACTCTATTACTCATCAGTAAATCCATACGACCCCGAAGCAACAGCCCCTGAAACACGGGAAGAACTTATTGAGGGGGTTCGTGATATTTCCGGCGCTATGCAATATGGAGATTCTCCTATTTCGCAGGTTGGAGATGTCATATCTAGTATATATGATGTAGTTCCTGATCCAATACAAAGAGGGGTAGAAGCTACCGGGCAGGGCGCTAAGGTTGTAGGTTCTAGGTTCATGGATTTTCTTGGGCCGCTTGATAAACCAAGAGGTGCATTGGCTGGAGCATGGGAAGAACTTGGCCCAGAAGCTACATCCGTAATGGATGAGCGCAGTATGGTTCAACGGATTTTGGAAGGCATGGGTGAGGGATGGCGTGATCCCAGTTCTAAATCTTATTTCCCAGAACAGATCAGAACTGACTTAGCGGAAACCGGAACTACTGGAAAGGTGGCAAGTGTAATCGGTGACATCACGGCTAACGTCGCTGGTGACCCCCTTACTTATACTCCAGCAGCCGTTATCAGCGTACCGTATAAATTAATAAGGGGCGCTGCTGAAATGATAGCAGCGACAAGACCGGTGCAGGCAGGAATTACCGCTGCCCCTGTCCGAACTGTACTAGAAGCATTCAATGTCTATGTTGGGGATGCTGGTAAAGCCAAGAGAATTATGGATGATCTCAGGCGGCAGAAGAGAGGTTCTAACATCCTGTCCGACAGGGAAGAGGTTCTTCTCAATGAGGAACTTGCAGCAATCGCGGCAAGAGCTGGTGTCTCAGTACCAGAATTAAAATCCGCACTCCTTCAGGATATAGAGACAGGCTCACTTCCTTCTCAGGTTGATGAGGCTAGGGCGCGTGGGGATAAATATATCGCTCCAGATAGTGAACTTGGAAGAATATCTGATGAGGCTGTAGGGTTTGCTGAAGGTGAGCGTAAGGTCATGTCAGACATCTTAGCCGAAGAACAGGCTGCGGGTTTGGCAGTAGAAGACATCATGCGGATAACGAAAGAGAGTGGTGAAGCAGAGCGAGCCGCTGAGTTGGGTATTGGTGGGTTTTATCCTCATGTTCTTGGGAAAGGCGCAACCCTAAGTGAGAAAGTTAGTTCATGGTTTAGCCAAGCCCTCCCTTATGCTATAGGGAGGGGTGTACCCGGAACTGTACGAGATATAAATAATGCAAGAGGTCGTACAGTATTTATGGATGACCCCTTAGTTCTCCGTACATTAAGACAGAAGTGGAGTCGTCAAGCTCTGTTCTCCAATCGTATGCTTGATAGACTTACCAGTGAACTTGGAACCAAACTTGGTAAAGCCCCAGAAGGATATGTTCATCCGGTAGGAAGAAGGAAGACCCTGTTTGATGAGGCCGGTAATCCCCTTCCTGCTGACTTTATAAAGATCGACGGTCATGCTATTCCAGCAGAAGCTAAGAGAATATTGGATAAGCAGTTGTGGGTGGTTCGTGATCCGAAGCGCCTCAATGTACCGCTCAAGGCGTTCGATGAAGTGCAGAGATGGTGGAAGAAATATGCTCTAGCATTAAGACCGGCATGGCATTCACGGAATGCATTCAGCAACTTCTGGAACAACTGGTTTATTGGTGGGTTGACTAACCCCGCTCGTTACGGTCAGGCTGCTGCCATACAGAAGGCTATGCAGTTCAAGAAGGGTGATGTCGTCAGTGAAATTGACAGGCTGGCAGGCAGGCTTACAGGTAAGGCTGTAGACCCAACATTCAAAGTACCCGGCACAGGCATGACTAGAGAGGAAATCTGGGAAGCCGCAGTGAACAGTGGTATATATGAGGCTGGCCTGTACGGAACTGATGTCGAGCAGGCTGCTAGAGCCGCGTCTAATATCCCCGGTGCCACCGAATGGAAGGGGATCAATAAAGCCTTTGCAGCCGGTAAGACAGTAGAGAATAATGCCAGAATAGCCCTGTTCATTGACCGGTTAGCCAAGGGTGACACAATAGAAGATGCTGCTCAGATGGTGCGTAAGGCGCTGTTTGATTACGCTGACCTGTCTCCCTTTGAGCAGCGGTATATGAAGAGAATCTTTCCGTTCTATACTTGGACGAGAAAGAATATCCCCGCGCAACTCCACGCTGTACTCCAACACCCTGATCGCGCAAACAAATTAAACATCATCGTAGGCGGTATACAGAGGGATGTGCCGAAGGTAAATGATGATGACATAGAGCAGTGGGCGATTGACCAGTTCCCAATTATGCTTAGTGGGAAAGAGGCAGAAGATACTCATACATTCATCACCGCATTGAGTTATCTACCTACCGCAGAACTGAATAAGATATTCACCAACCCAGAATCTTTTGCTAATTTCGTAGGGCAGATGGGTACTCCTCTGTTTAAGGTTCCATTAGAAATTTTTGCGAACTATGACACATTTAGAGAGCGTCCAATTGACTTTATGAAGCAACTTGGAGAGACTCATGGAAAGGATTGGGGTGAGGGTAAGTTTTTTGGCCTAGTTTCTCCTATTGGTAAAGAAGGCTCTGAATCTTTTCTTGGTATCAAAATGACACCAAGACAAAAGCATTTGTTTCAGGCTATTGTTCTTCTTGGAGAGATAGATCGCGCCAACCCCTTTGGTATTTTTGGTGATGAGGAAACAGGCCGAAAGTCATGGGCTGGAGCGCAGCGAACAACTAATGATATTTCTCCCGCTGCTCGCTTGATTCGCGCAGCGATTGGTGCTAGAATATACCAGCGTGAGAAAGGTGCTAAAGCTAGGTATGAAGGCGCAAGTACCGCGTATGAACTGACTGTACTCAGTAATCTTCTGGGTAGCTCAAGAGTTGCAAGGAACCCAGAATTGGTAAAGCACGTTCTATCCATTATCCAGCAGGCTACGGGTCAGGAAGAAGGTACAGAATATAAGGAAAGATTTGGATTGTGAAAAAACTATTAGTGTTGTTACTGTTGTTACCTCTGGTTGCCTCCTCAAGAATGTTTCCACACGAAGTTCCAATATCATCTATATGCTGGGACAGTTGGGAAGAGGCAATCAAATACCATAAAGAGATACTGGAAGAGTATCCAGTAGGAAAGGGTGTAATAAACAATCCTAATGGAACTACGTTTGCTACTATTACAGTAAACCCAAAAAAACCATCATGGTCATATATTCATTTTCACCATAATATAGAGACAGGAGAACAAGTAGTCTGTGCTATGGGTGGTGGTACTGAATGGGAAGTCATTACCACCAAAGATGAAAAGGAAATAGAGATATGAATGATACTGTAGACATTGATCGCTTTGAGATAGGTAGACTCTGCCAAAAGGTTGATGCAATGGAAGCATCTTTGCGTGAAAATACATTACGCTTGAACTCTTTAGAAAAACAATTAGAGCGCACCAAAGGTATTGGCATTGGTGTAGTGTTAGGCATTGTAGGAATCAGCGGAGCAACTGCATCAATGGTTACAAAATGGCTCAGTGGATAAAATAATGAAATGCAAACACTTAGAACTAGTTAAGGAAACTTATGGAAATCATCTATTTTTTACTGTACAACTTAGTCTTGTATTACTCTTTCTTTCAATTGTTTCTATAGTGCATGGCTTATGTCCTTGGATTTTAACTGGTACAGTCTCAGATAAAATTAAATATCTCAATGAGAAACTATCTACACGATGAAAATAGATGCTAAATTCTTTAGTGCAATATTATTTCTGGTTGCTCAGACAAGTGGGGCTATCTGGTGGGCTTCGTCCATATCTTCGGAAGTGGAAAGGTTGGCTGGAGTTCAAGGTACATCAATACCTGCACTGGAAGAAGCGATTAAGGGTCTGGATGTAATGAAGTTTCAAACTGAACAGATCAGTGATGAACTCAAAAGAATTAGGGAAGCTAATTCTGATATAGCAAATCAGCATAGTAGATTATTTGACATACTTCGTAATCAAGGATCGGCTGGGCCTATGCAGCAAAGCAGTAAGGGTTATGGCTACGGCGATTACTAATGAGCGATGCGATTGATGTAAGCGATAGAACTAAATTCGCTATGCCTATTCGCAACCTGATCTCTTTGGTTGCTTCTGTTGCTGTTGGAGTATGGGCTTACTTTGGTATCATTGAAAGGCTTAATCGAATCGAAACAGAGATGATCCTTGTCAACTCTGACCTAGTAAAGAACACGGAGTTCAGGATCAAGTGGCCTAGAGGTGACCTAGGCTCACTCCCTGCTGATGCAGAGCAGTTTATGTTGATCGAGCACCTCAGCGGGGAGTTCGACAAACTTCTGCACAACATTGAAACAGGTAAAGCTCCATTCGATCAGCAGCAAGCACTTACATTGGACTTCTACAAACAGAGAATCGAAACTCTTGAGGGAAAAGTTGAAACATTAAAAGATAACGTAGCTAACTTAAAGGCACACAATGGAAACCAACAATGATTATTAAAACTATGTTTGTGCTTATGTTATTCCTTAATGGAAGCCTCATTGAGTTCATGGGTCACCAAGAGAATGAGAAAGGTGAATGGGTAGAGATGGGTGTGCCGGGATGTTTAGCTATGAAACGGACACTTTCTCGAAATGGATGGAAGGATAATGCTGACACCAATACCCGTTACGCTTGCGAGAAGCATGAGGTTGCAGTAGAAAATAACTGGGAGGGACGCGAAGTAGTGCGTAAGATACTTGACTAATGCCACACGTTGACGAATACGTAGAGGGCGAGAGTTCTACGATGGATGAGATCGTATCTAATATTCGCAAGGTGTATGACCCAGAAATATTTACCAACGTGTATGACCTTGGTTTAATCTATGCTCTTTCTCTGGATAGTAAATCTTGCAAGGTTCTTATGACACTAACCTCACCATTCTGCCCTGTTGGCGATACCCTATACAATCAAGTTAGAGATGCTTGCAGGGTTTCTGGTGTAGATTCTGTAGAGGTAGAAATGACTTTCGATCCGCAGTGGACTCAAGAGATGATACCAATGCACACTAAACTAGAAATGGGTATGCTGTGACCAATGATTATTACAGAGGCTGCACAAAACAAGGTAGACCAAGTAATAAATGGGGAAGGATTCTTAGGAATCTATCTGGAAGGTGGCGGATGTTCAGGCTACAGAATCAAGCTATCGCCCACTGGAGAGCTACCAACGGATGCGACCCTTATCTCTGGCTCAGAAACTATCTACTCTGATGCCAATTCCCTTAACTTACTTGGAGATGCAGTTATGGATTGGAACGATGACCCATTCAAACCATCCTTCCATTTCACCCCACCTACGGGAGCATCTTCCTGTGGTTGCGGTTCATCATTCACACTATAATGGAGACAATATGGACATAATCAAAAAACTATGGGCAGAAATTAGGGAGAAACCTTTATGGGCAGTCGTAATATTAATCGTAGTTATGTATCTCTTTGGCTAGTCCTTTTCTCACTGAGTATCGCAGGATGCAGTTTGCCGAAATTAAAGAGCAGTCTGATGACAGGGGCAGCGACTACCGCAGTTGTTGGTGCAACGAGTGCCTTGACGGGGGGTGCGATTGTACCAGCACTAGCCGGGGGAGCAACGGCTGTAACTGTCTCTGCGGTGAGTGCGCCGGAGCCGATTAAGGGTGAACCCATTGCGGTTACTGCCGATACTGTGGTCAATCAAGCGCCGGATAATTTCTTTACATTACTTGGTAAATTGGTGGGTATGGGCGGATGGCTGTTAGGCTTAGTTCTGTTACTTCCAATGGTGATCGGGTGGATCATACCGGGGCCGTTACAGAAGGTGAAGAAGAAACGCTAGTAAGGGTAAAATGGCGGGATATTATACAGTATTCTGACTGGACTACCGCAGATAAAGTAGAGTGCCCGGTGATGGAGTCGGTTGGCTGGTTGGTGTCGCAAGATGATGACACTGTGAAGATCGCCACCACTCTTGACCGGCATGACTCATTGGGCGAGCATGAGGGTGCTATGACTTACTACGGGATTCTTGCTTTTCCCTCTGGCTGCGTTCTTTCATGCGTTCCGCTGCATACTTCGATAGACTAATTCCTTCCCTCTTCTCAAACGCCTCCTCCCAAAATAGACCGGATGGGGCTACTCGTCCGCGCCTTACCCAACAGTATCTTGCGAAGCACAGCCTGCGGTGTTCCTGATCAGCTTCCCACTTCTCCCTCCAATTACTGTAATCTCTCATCTAAATCTTTGATCTTCATAACATACATATCTCTATGCGTTGTAAATGCCGGTGGGTCTGGGTGACCCTTCGGCCAGAATGAAGACTCTTCAAAAAATTGTTCAGCGTTTTTATAACCGCAAAGCCAGATGTGTAGCAGATCACTATAATTCCCACCGCTATCCCTATCCGAATACTCCATGCTTAGAAAAGCATATATGTCCGGCTTTTGGTGTCGGGATGTCGCTGCTATGTTGACAGTGTAATTGGGTTGTGGTTGGACAGCGCGACGCTTAGTTTTAACCTCAATCTTTTGCCCCTCATAAATCAGGTCATAGTCCTTATGATCTAATAACTCTACGCCAAGATGTTTCGCCAGTGCTAATTCCCCCAGCCTGCCCGCGTGGTTACCCCTCCCTTTTGTAATCGAATTCTTAATTCCCCCAAGATCACTCGCCCACTGCGATGCTTGGCCTATCATTTTCTGATTGAACTTTAGTGATTGCATCTATAGCCTCTTCTATTGTGCATTTGAATAGTTCCTTACCGCAGTCTGTATGGCCTAACGTCCTGAGATTACAATGGTTTAACAGGGTGTGTATCGATTGCTCTGCCCTGTACGCTTCTTCAAACCAGAACTTATCCACCAACTCAGACCTACCAAATCTTCTAGCACTCGACATAATGTCGGGGATTCCGTTGGGAAAGGTCTTACCGATTTTGATTACGGATGGAACATCTGGATTTCGAACAACGTATACCCAGCCTTCCCGTACCGACTCGCCCACAACATTGGAAATTTCTCGCTTAGTCATTGGCGTTGATTGTCCGAATTCAGATTTTAACTTAGGTTTTATTTCTACTACATTTCTATCTAGTAGGGCATAAATCTCGTCATGCTCTGCCTTAGTCATAGACCTAAATGTCTCCCGCGAGCCAACCAATTTTTCAGCGGCAGATATTCTGGCATTGTGGGGCTTCATGCGGCAACGCATACACTGACGACACATTGGTTGAAGTCCATCACGACTGGATGTTCCAAACTCACCAACTGGAACCATGTGATCCGGGTATTTATCAGCACACCCCCAATGTCCCTTATGTCCGGTACACCTCTTAGTTTCGTTCACGCCTTTTCACCTCATTGATGATTGCTTGATCCCTTTCTTCGGGAGAGTCGAACGGCCCTTTGCAGCAGAGATAAGTCTTCTTGTCTGAAGACAGGAGAAACCACAAAGAGCCATCCGTACCCTTGAATCTTTCGCATCTGTGTATTCCGTCGTCAAGGTATCCATGATTGAATGATCCACCGCGATACCAATTGATCTTCACTTCCGTTTCTTACTAAGAACTTTGAGTCTTCGGCGCAACCTTTGGGATGCTAGGAATGCATCAAAGTCTAATTCGAAATTCTCCGACTGGACACACTGAAATTTACCAGTCTTCTTGTCGCACCGCAAGATGTATGCGGAGTCCACTGGCCTACCCTCCATATCTTCTAAGGCTTTGGCATAGGCCGCCACCTGTAGATAATACTCAGGATATACAGCCTTGGAAGTCTTCCAATCTATCACAGAATACTCCCCATTGATGGTCGCCACAGCGTCCACCGTACCGGCATATTTATGGGTTCTATGGTAGACTTTTTGCTCTGCGGAGTGCCACTCCACATCATTCTCCGAAACCCATGACCTGAACGCCTCTATTGCCTTCTGAGCCTCTTTCTGCTGAGGCATAGGGGGTGGGTCGCCCCCCTCAAGTTTCCACCTTATAGCGCCTTCTACCCACGCATGGGTGACAGTGCCGATATTGATGGCTGAGGTTGAAGTATTCCGGTATGCCCCCTTAATTCCCTTGGTGATAAAATCAATTCCCACACTTTTTGTGTGGTAGTTATCACGTTCAGAGTCATAGAACAAATGGCTCGAAAGCCATTCGACTCCTTCTTTTAATGCCCAAGGAATTAAGCCGGGTTTGGAGATCACATCCATCGTTTGAGTGACGGATGTAATCAGCTCATCCTCTATCCTGTAGGAATGGAGTCGGTCATCAAACCCAAGCTCGATGACCTCCCCATCATGGTACTCAATTTTCAAAACGGAATGTTGTCGCCTTCAACACTTCGATTGACATCACCGCTGGAAGCAGCACCGTTGTAAGGCCGTTGCAGCTGGCCCGAGAGATACTTCTTGCCACCCTTGGAGACATTCTCCCAAAGGGCAACTTTGATTTCCTCTCCGTTCCAGAGAGCCGTTCCGGTTAAGTCAGGGCGTTTAGTATTCCCTTCCTTCTCGTTTTCAAATAACACTATCGTGTCAGGTTTCATATCCATTATACGTTCCTCACGTTGTTGGAATGTTTAGGCAGACAGGATGTCATACCATTCTTTCTAGTCGAGCAGAAGCCTGCTGAGTTCTCCAGATTTCAATTCGGAGTTCAGCCTGTTTCAATTCCCAACGTAGTCTTTCTTCATTCTGAATGGCCGCCGCAATACCTTCGTTTGCCATGCGTACCTCATTCTGAATCGCAACCCAATGC